CTCTTTCGCTGGTCTATTAAAGTTAGCGAAGAACATTTGGGTTGTAATAGTCTTACCTCTCCAGTTTAAGACTATAGTATAAGTCTTTCCTCTTTCCTGTATTCGCAGATACGTTTCATTTACGTCTTTTTTCTTTTTCTTATCTGTCGCAACATAAGTTGGTTTTGCTGCGCCAGTTTTTTGTTGTTGTCCTGGATCTGCTCTCTTTTTACGACGAGCAGCAGACAGTCTTTCTGACTTACTCATACTTGCTCTCTTTGAAGATGATACACACTTAGGTGTACCTTCTCCTGGTTCATCACTAGCACAAGTTCCACCTGTAACTACATTAACCCAACCACCCTTACCATCTTTGGACTTAGATCCTTTGAACCACTTATGAAGTGAACCTTCAGAAATTTCTTTTCTCCAGTTGGAATGATTAGTCATAGTTTGTTCGTATGTTGCTTTTCCTGGAACTACAACAGATTTACTGAAGTTTTTTACTGTAAACATATCCCACATTTTGGGACCATAACTACACTCTTCACGATATTCTTTCTTACCACAAAGTTCACAGAATCTTTCTTCTCCGTATCCTTTCATTTCATTAACGTCAGTATTTCCTGCAGTATTAGTACCAGAGTGAAGTTCTTTAAATCTTTTATTTCTTGGTGGTGCAGTTTTTTTCAACTCTTTCTTTTTTTGACTATAGTTATCTTCTTCTTTAACTTCTTTCTTTTCAGGCAATCCTTTATGCTTAGTTGAAGCAAAATCTTTTGCATCTTTTTTCTTCATAGAGGCAGCAGCATCAGCAACCTCCGGTGATGGATTTTTCATCTCACCTTTCTTGGCGGCATAAACCATACCCATGAATCTTTGCTGTGCTTTGGATACTGCTGGCATTATTCTTGCTTGAATCCGTCTTTTAATAATTTTTGTAACTCTGCTGTTGAACCAACGAACAACGCATTGTTTACAGTAGTAGGAGATGATTTAGCATCTTCTTTATTTAGATCCTTCATCTTTTGCTGCAAGTCAATCAACTTATCTGATACATCTCCAACACTTTTGATAAGTTGACCAACAACTTCGTATGATCTAGGTTGCTGTCCTTCTTGTGCTAGTTCAAGAATACCGTTGATTGCTTCCTGACCTTTTTCAATCAAAGAATACAAATTGCCACGGGTATACTCATAATCCGCTGTAGGGTCATCTTTCTTGTTAATATCTCTGAGTTTCTGTTTAGTCTCTTTTACTATTTCTCCTGCTTGAACTTCAATGTCCAACGAATCATTTATTTTATCGAATTGTTCATTCATAAGTCAATACCTTTACTAGGACTAAACGTTCTACCATCAGCAAAGTCAAATCTTTCTTCGCTGAATCCGAAGTCATCACCAACTTCAACCAGTGCATTGTCATCATTATTTACAACATCAACAGACGCTCCTGAAAGATGAGCATCTGTTCTAGTACCATCAACTCCTCTATTGACAGTAAGTGTTTCATTACTAATTTCTCTAATGTACATTAATTCACCACCAATTGCAATATAACTGTCCGCAACCAAACTAGAAGCATTGGATACAGTAAACATGGTCTTGGTATCAGTTATATCCTCTGCAAGTGTGGTTGTGTTGTCATCATTGTAATCCTTAAGTGCTCTAGGTGTTGCAACGTACCTAAGAGATCTGGTTGTATCTTTTCTGTTTGTATTAGTTGAATAGTCCACTTGAACTCTCTTGATAAGACCTTCACTACTATCTGCTACAGGACCGAACAGATATGTCTTAGCGGTAAAGTCTAATGTATGAATGATAACTCTTTTCTCATCGTATCCTGAAGTGTAATTATCATCGAAAGATATATTATCCAGAACCATAGGGATATCTCTCTTTTCTCCAATCGCAGCAACTAAATCAACTGTGATATTAAAAGATGGTTGAAAGTATGGAAGAATTTGCTCTAATATCTGTAGAGCATCTTCATTGTACTGTGACATAATCGAAAGTCTAAATCCCAGATTGTAAGGGACTGGCATAAAGACTTTTCTTGCTGCTTTACTTCCATCTTTGGTAACTGCTTTAAAGGTCTGCATTGTAGAAACCTTTCTAGAGTTATCATATGTAATTGATGATAGTTCAAATGCAATTCTTGGCAAAGTGATTGCCACTCTTTTTCTTATATCTGGTTTCTGCTCTAATCTTGCTAAGAACTTTTCTGCAGGACCATAAGCAACAGGAATTCTGACTGTAGAATAATTTTTTCCAGTCTGATCCTTATGCTTAATATCAATTGTATTAAACAAAGTTCCGAAAGATATAATCGTCTTTCTTATAATTTCGTGATAATAATATGTTCCTAGCATTAGTACTCTCCGAATGGATTAGATTCTGTGAAATCTAAAATTAAATCTGCCTGAGATTCAAATGTGTCATTATCTGCAAAAGTATCAACCTCGTCTTGATCTGATATCGCATTTAATCGATATTTAGCATTTGAACCATTTAATGTTGTTCCAATTCCCACAACAAACTCACCAATAGTAAATCCAGGTTCGCTGAGTTTAGTCACTTCAAGAACTCTAGTATCACTATCCCAATCAGAAACAATAGCAGTAGTTCCAGTAGAAACTCCTCTTACAATTTCTTTGAATTGATAGTTTTCTTCCACTTCTCCTGTATCTGGTGATTCAATAGTGATAGTTGGAGTTAGCACATACTTTGCACCAGCATTTGTATAACGAATACCTGCTAATTCTCCATTTGTATTAACAACAGAAACGGCCGTTGCTGTTGCAACTCCGGCAACTAATTCAACATAGTTCTTGACTTCTGGATCATTTTGAATAGTGACAATTGGTGGAGTAAGGTATCCACCACCACCAAATGTAACTGCAATTCCAGTGACAATACCACAATTATCAATACCAAATTCAAATGATGTTGTTGCAGCAGAAATATTTGTTGATGCTTGATTAAGAATAATTGAAGCACTACCTATACCACTTACAAATGAATCACTTGGAATAAAGTTAACGAGTGAATTGGTGTCATTGAAATCATATTGTAATCTGACTCTATCACCAAGAAGTATACCGGCAGTTGCAATACCAGTAATTACAGTTGAACTAATACCAATCGTACCAGTAGTTTTAACAGAACTATATCTCATCAGAGGAACACCAAGTGCTCTAAACTGGTCATCAGTTCCTCCTGGAGACGCAATAGAAACAAGTGGAGTCGTTCCATCTGGATAACCATATCCAGCATCAGTAAGAGTTAAAGAATCAATTGTTCCATCTGCAACATTGAGATTTGCTGTTGCAGTCGCTCGCCTTGCTGCAGGGTTACCACTGAAACTAATTGTAGGTGTTACAGTATATCCTGCTCCAACTGTTGCACCTGTTCCAACTGCCCATGGATCTGCAGCATTAAAAGAGACTGCAGTAACAATACCGGTAATAGGATGTATTGTCGCAATACCAACAGCGACTTGTGTTGGGACGAATGTTCCAATTCCAGTTCCAATAGTAACAGTTGGTGCAGTTGTATATGCTCTACCGGTATTGCTAAATGCAATAGAATCTGGATTTATAGACGTTCCAGCGAGTCCTATAGTTGCAGCTGCAAAACTAAACCCTGGATGATCAATAGTTACTCCTGGAGTAGTAGTATAGAACTTACCTTCAGAAGTGATTGCTACACTAGCAACAGTTCCTCCAGTTGTATTATAATCTTCCATTGTTGCGGTTGCTCTTGCAGCATTTCCTGAACCTGTTGGAAGATCGAATGTAACAGTAGGAAGAACTCCAGGTTTGTAGAAAACACCTCCTGTAGTTCCTCCTGGGAACAAGAAATTGGGTGCTCCTACACTAACCGTTGCAGCAATAACACTTACACCAACACCTACAGGAGAAGCAATAGTTGCTGTTGCAGCTGCACCAACATGTTTTGGTGTGGAGAATGTAATAGTTGGAGGATCTGATAGGACATACCCATCGCCAGCATCAACAATGTTTGGTGCTCCAATTGATCCTTCAGTAAGAAGTGCTGTTGCAATACCACCGCTCCCAACTGCATTCTGACTTCTGATAGTGATAACTGGTGGAGAAGTATATCCAAATCCTGGATTAGTTATTTGAATGAAATCAATTGATTGTCCAACCTGACCAGTTCTACTAGTCATAATTGCTACAGCTGTGGCATCGGTTCCACCAGCAGGTGCTTTGGCAATTCTAACAAGCGGTGGAGCAGTATATCCAGTTCCATCATGAATTAGATCAATTGCATTTATCGATAATCCAGTACTGATACCAGCAGTGTCTTTTGCTAGTTGTAATGTAACTGATGCTGGTGTTGCCGCTATTCCCACCATTGTCATGGTAGTAGTGAAAACAAAATCAACAACAGATTGATCCACTGCCTCAATTCCTGTATCAACTTCATCATCAAGAGCAAGATCAGCAATCTCACAACTTAATTGATAGACATAAAGATTATTAAGTTGATAGAATGGTTTCTTTCCCTCAACATATTTGATTTCAAACATTGTATTATCAAGAGGGAAATAAATTAAATCTCCTTCTTGTGGTCTCGTTGATACTATGTTTTCGCTCTGACCTACAAGCATCGGAGATATGAAATCTTCATATCTTTCCTTAGAAATTATAAATGTAACAGCATCTGTGCTCTGAACACCAAATTTAGAGAGAATATCTCCTGATCCTTCAAAACCTTGATAATTTAAAAGATACGCCTCCAGTCTGAATGCATCATCAAAACCAGAAGCAGTAATCTCTCTCAGAATTGTATTTCTGTTTATAACATTCCTTGGAAGATATACGACATCCTGTCCATACATCTTCAATTGTTCATTGATTAAATCTTGAACAAGTCTTTGTTCAGTCGGTGATCCTTGTAAGAAGTAAGAATTTAATGGCATGATACATCAACCTATCAAATCAAATGGGGGAGTTTCATATGTGTCTCTGAGTTCTCTATCAAGATCTTCAAGTTCTCTTACTGCATCATCATATATTTGTCTTCCATTCAAAGATACCCCACCCGGAAGCATGACTCCTTGGAATTTAATTAGATTCTGACCCCATTGTTTCTTTATCAGAGCAGTAGTATATTTTTTCAACCACCAGTCATTGTAAACTTTTGATGCATCTGCTGGATCTACTAAGCGATAACAATCAAGAATGATATAATCATCATTACCTAGATCAGCAAAATCAATATCTAGATATAATCTATTTCTTTTTCTGTTAAATCTTATCTGAGTATCTGGAGTCAGAAGTCTACTGATGTCTTCCAGATGAGTTTTTGTCATGGTATAGTTTAGAAGATCAAGTGCTCCATAATAATAAACGTCATTCAGGAACAGTTGATATTTGATATTAAAGAGACTACCAGAGATGGTGTTATCCATCTTGAAGACTTTATTTACGCCAATTACATGATCGGGAAGTTGAAGAAAATTTAAACTCTCTGCCCAACCAACACTAGTAACACCAGTGGATGATGTTGCGGTTGTTGTGGTAACACCAGTTCGTAATGTTTCTTTTTCTGCCTTTGTGACCTTATGCTTCAGATACATTCTTTCCACACCATCATAATGATAGTCTTGGAAATGTTGAATGGCATCATCTACAAGATCTTCAATCTGATCATCATCAACGTTAATTTCAAGAACAGGATAACCAAGTCTCCTTAGAGAGTAATCGATCAATTCTTGTCTGGTCGATGGTTGGCTCATTCTTCGATACCTGGTTCTTGAAATTCTTCTGTCTGTACCTGCTGCTGCAATTCAAGATAGTCTTGGGTTAAAGACTCAAGTTTTGCTTCTAAGAGAATATTCTGATTCATTAACGAAGAAATTTTAGCATGATAATTCTTAATCAAAATATTCACATCAACTTCTTTATTCATAAGGCTAGAAAGTTCCTCCGTCTAGGGTATCAGTCCAGGTGGGCTTGTTAGTATATGTAGTCGCTACATTACTTGGAGTAATGGAATTAGATGATCCATTTACAACCAGATCATCAGTTGTATTAAATGTTCCTTGAACACCAATCAACGTTACTGCTGTACCACTGTTTACGGTGGTTTTGACTACACCATAAGCAGAACTGTTATTCTGCTGAGTAATCTGAGCACCTTGTGTATAACTACTTGATGATACTGTAAGTACAATTTCACTTACAGCAGTCAGAATCTGTGTGGAAGTTAGTGTATTACCTGCATCAGTTGGTGAGTTGGTTGATCTTTGCAGACCATCGCTGTCAAAGTAGACAGCACCACCAGTGCTGAAGTTACCAGACTGATAGTAGATACCTTTAACATCTAAGAACCCTTTGGTTCCAGTAACTACGCTGTTTGATACAGTTGCATCTGGAATGTAAGTCCACTTTCTGCTTCCATCACCATGAGTTCCATGATTAGTTGCAGTTGCCGAACTGTTAGAAATTGCACTATCGTCAAATCCAAAGAATCCAACTTTGTTGTTTGCAATTCCAGATCCAGTATTATAGTTGAATGAAATACCTCTGTCAGTATTTGTATCATAACCATGAGTTATGACAACTTGAGATGTTGTGGTAATACCTGGAGCTTGTGAAGTTCCATTATAGGTTACAGTTTTATTTGCTATATCAATAGCAGTAACCGTACCAATACCACCGACAGCAATTCCTGTTGCTGCAATGTGGTCACCAGTATTAATTCCAACAACAGAATCCAAATTAACTGTGGATACACCAGCAACCACTGGGATTCTTACAGTTCTATTACTCGTTACATCACCAACGTGATAGATGGGATCATTAACAGAAACAGCAGTTGAGTTAACAACAGTTGTTGTACCATCAACTTGCAAGTCACCCTTAATAACAACTTGACCTTCATTGCTTAATCCATCGGGATATGGATCAAGATATAGAACATTTCCCGATCCTGGAAGAGTTGAAATTACGTTGGATGAAATACCAACAGCGTCTGCTTGGAATTGTCCACTGAATGTAACAATACCAGCGACAACTACACCACCACCAACATGGAGATCTTTCTCGATGCCAACTCCACCCTCAACTACAAGAGCACCAGTATCTTTACTGGTAGCATTAGTGGTGTCAGAAACAGTGATCTGAACTCCAGCATTATAATTCCAATCAGCACCAGTTACTTGAATCTTATCAGCGCCATCTTCATCATACTCAATCTTGGCATCCTTACTTGTACCAAAGGTAAGGAATGTGTCATCTGGAATTACAATTTCACCAGATCCGTTGGGATCAATATTGATATCACCATCAGTATTAGTTGATGATAATGTATTTAAATCTAACCTTAAATTATCTACATTCCATTGATCAACTTTTCTGTCGCTATCAAGGATAGCAACGAATCCGTTACTCGGTGTAGTTGGGTTCTGGGTGGCAGCAACCAGACCAGGACCATGCGCCATCAGGTCTGTGTAGTAACGACCACCAATTACATCTACATTACCTGAATCATCACCAACAAAGAGTCGTTCTCCTTTGTTGGCCTGTGTACCCGATCCAATGGTTAAACCAAGTTCACCGAAATTTAGACTACCCGGTGCATTTGATCCTGTAGATCGTTTTACCCTTATAATACTTGCCATGGCTTAGAAATTTCCTCCATTAATGTTCAGGTTCTGGGTGTTTCCTGGTGTCAACTCTAAAGTTGCTTCCCATCTAGATGTTGTTGTGTTATATACTAAAACCATGCCATTTTGGAGACCTGAACCAATGTCAACGTCACTCAAACCAGTTAAGGTAGATCCCCCACCACCTTTAAATGATGAAAGAACCTTTACGGCGTTTTGTGATCCAAGCCTTACTTTGATGTCTGCCATAGGGTTTAAACAGTCGTGGTAATTCCAGCAGTAACGAGAGCACTACCTTCAATAACCCTGGTCTTTTCAGATCCGTCGCTCAATAGAACGTCGTAAACATATCTTCCCGGTTTTAACACTGCGGTTGTTGATGCAGTTAAGGCGATTTGCATAACGCCTTGAACTCTATTGGGAAATGATACAGTAAAAGTAGCAGCAGTTGACAAAGAAGAATGATGTTTTTTCATTCTAGATGCACCTGTATAACCAGTGAGATTCAAAGGTGAATTTGCAATGTCCTCAAGATTGAACTGCTGATTAAAATCAGCACCCGCTTCGATTACAATGTTACTAACATATGCTGCCATTACTGTCAGTTAGGGTCTATCTTTACATATTTATAATTCATTTATCCACAATACTTTTCAAAAGTGATTTAATCTCATTCATATCATCTTTCAAAGACTTCACATCAGATTTCAAATCATCATATTCTTTCTTTTCTTGAGCCTTTTTTTGAGAAAGACTCAAGAATTTATCATAGTCACTTCTGTTGGTATTAATAATCGCATTTGAATTTAAATCTCTAACTAAAGAGTTTTCATTCTCAACTTTCAAGTAATCATTCATTTTCAAAAGATCTCAACGCTATCGCTCTGAAGTTTTTAAATCTAGGTGCTTTTGCCTGATTTGTAGATGTCATTACAACTTTAATCATGAAACTATTGAACTGTGGAACATTATCTGCAGTAAACTTATAATCACTGAAATTGTCATATCCATCATTTGGATTTATAACTTTATCTGGAGATCCATCACCATTGAATGGGATGTATACTTGATCATTGTCGGAACTTCCACTATTGAATAACTTATAGAATACATGGAAGTCTGCTTCCGCTTCTCTATGACCATCGAATTGGACATAGAGTGAGTTAGATGCAAACTCTAAATTAATTCTCTGAGTTTCATAAATTCCAGCATTAGGATCAAGACCTGAGAGTCTTGCTCTACTATCAGTTGAGTAATCATCAACCTCATCATTAACTAAGTTACTCATCAGAATAATGTTTGCGCTTTCTAAATCAATGATAGGAGACACATTTTCATTTCTAGTTTCTAATGTCAGTTCTAATGCAAATGACTTTTGATTAGACATAACATTGAATTCATTCGTCTTCGACGCCACAATTCTTGGATCATCAAGATTGTTAAGTTTATTGATTGAAACGTTTTCGTATCCTTTATCGGCAAAAGATACCTCACTTCCACTTATACTTGTTCCTGAAGTAGTTTTAATTCTTGCATCGACAGATGTTCCTGTTGGTGTGATTGAGTTCAGATCTGGTCTTATATATTCAAAAGGAATATTTTGAGATGCTTCTACTTCAGCTCCTCCACCCTGTCTTGTGCGATCAAACAACTTGCTTGGGTTATCAATTTTAACAAGATACGAATCAAATGTCTTATCTCTGTTATCTAAGGTATGCTCCTTGTTAATCTTGAGGAGAGACACTCCGTTAAATTCATACTTACTTACAAATGCACTCTCTGCGTGATCTGACTTGAGTGAAGAATCTACTTCTCTAGAAGTAATAGTAATTTCATTACCATTAATTGCATTATAAGAAATAATTTCTTTATCGATTTTAATATAACCAGTATGAACTCCACTTACTGCAGTTCCTTCAAATGTAGTAAGATTGGAACCATCAACAACATCAATCGTTGTCGAATCATTATCAATTTTTGCTGATAGTGCAGTAGGAATAGTATCACCGATAACATTAGAAATTTTAACTACGTTTCCACCAGCGTGCATTCCATGATTTCTATGATCTACTCTGAATGTAAGTCCATCTCTTACAGGATCATCATCTACAGCAGTAGGAGCAGATATAACTGCAGCAGTTCCTCCTCCATCTGTATGTGTCATGGCAGTACCAACGACAAATTTCTGAGTTACATTATCTAATATAATTCTATTTGTCTCGGTAACTATACCAACTGTCATTCTTGCGCCACTTCCACGAGCACCAATATTATTGGAAAGAAGTAAATCGCCAACTTGATATCCACTTCCACCATTGGTAACATTTATAGTTCCAACTCCAACATCAGTGGTTTGAATAGTTGCTTCAAGACCAGATCCATGTCCAGTCAATGAAGTGAATCCAATACCAGTAAATGTTCCTGAAGTAAGACCAATTCCAGCACCAGTTAAAGATAGAGTAGTAGTTCCCAATCCTACAGGACCACCTGCAAAGAATACATCGCCACTTCTGGCAGAGTTTCCTTGTATCATTGTTGTGCCCTGTGCAAACGTTGATGTGGTTGCAGCAATTGAAACTGTTTGTCTCTGAGAATACGCTGTAACTGGATCAGACTTTCTAATTCTACCCATCGGTAGTTCATTATTATAGAATACAACTGTAGAAGGAGTATTAACAGGGAATTTCGCTTTATATAATGTGAACTTCAAATCTTCTAACTGGGATGGATCCCAAGTTGTGCTGTTTTGTGACTTGAATAGAGATCCAAGATATGGTTGTCTATTGTAAACAGAATTGAGAAGAAGATCAGTTTCACCCATTCTCGTGATGAAAGTTAGATACTTATCTGTTGGTGAAATAAGTACAAAACAGTATTCAACGTTACCCTGGCAATAAACTGGAGTATCAAATGTAAATCTAGTAGGAACTGAACCATCATCAGAAAGATTGACATCAGCAGATTGAACAAAAGTTTGTCCAAAAGGAAGAACAGTCTCAGTCGGTGAACCATCTCTCATGGTTCTAATTTGTACAGTTACCGGAATCTCTGGATCTTTACTCTTAAAGTAAATATCACCACCAGTAATGAATACACCATCGCTTCCAGTTTCAGGTGTAATTAGGAAGGATTGTGCTAGTGGGTCACCCCATCTTGGCGGTGGTGGCGGAGGTGGAATGAACGATAGACGTATATCATCTCGTATAACATCTTCAGCAAGTTCTTGTTGAATTTGAGAAATCGGTTGATTTTCGGAAATGACCCTTTCATTAATCTGTGGTTGTCTAATAGAGAGAACTTGTTCTTGTAAATTCTGTCTGATACCACTTGAATTATAAGAAACATTAACTCTACTCTCACCTGGATCTAAGATTGATGCATTTGTTGGACTAGTCGTGATTGTAATATTATTCACTCCAGTCGAGAAACGAGGATTATTTGGATTGAGAGGATCTGGAATGTGTAAAGAGAATATTAAAGTTCCAGTAGCATCAGTCATCAATTCGATGTTATCAACTGTGCATTGCCCACTAGCAGATATAAGTCTCTGTCCTGGTCTTACCCACCCTAAACGATCTGGTCTTGTTAAAAGAGCAAGGTCAGCAGTGTCAATATTTAATGTGGTACTAGTGCTTGAATATGTACTGGACAGATCATCATAGGTTTGAGTAGGAGCGTTAAAAGGTCCAATTTTATGATTCGCTTGTGCAACTCTACCAATAATTGTTGGTGAACTAGATTGTGGTAAAGAACGATTTGCAGTTAATAAACCTATAGATTCAAAAATTTCGCCAGCAACAAATGAACCAGTATTCATTGTGATAGGCAGTGTCTTAGGAACTGCATATTCGTTCATATCAACGTTTTCCATGAAAACGTAATATCTTGTATTTGGTTTCAGGTTAGTTGCATTGATTTCAATATTTCTAGATCTAACTGTAAATATAGTTTCTGTGCTTACAACAGTATTACCAAGACTGGTCAATTGTTCAGTAGAATCTAATTGCAATGCAGTAATTGTTTCCAATCCTGAAGCATTAAATGTTCTTTGAATGTCTTCTTCAAAAGTAAATGTATCGGTGATAGTTCTACCAACAATGTTACGATTGCTGCCGATCTGTTGTGATCTAACCGTTTCTTCACCAATAAGTTCTCTACCAGTCCAATTTATTTCACTAGTATTCCAAACACTTGCTGCCATTCCACCATTTTCACGGTCTTCAACACCGAGCAATTCGGCAATTGCATTAAAGGCATTATCAATATTAGTTGAGTTTGCAACATCCAGAATATTTTCTTCAACCCAGAAATCTGATTCTGGAGTCAGAGTTACCACTCCAGTAAAGAGAGCAATATGGAATGGATTAAGGTTTTCAGTTCTTGTCGCAAGTGGTTGCTCAATGTAAGCAACTTCTTCATATGCTAAAGTGAGTCCAGGCCCATTTCTGGTTATATTAGCATCATCAAAATCTCCTGCCCAAGCATAATCTGCATTAATTGGATCTTGTGCAGTAGTTTTTGTTTCAAAACCAAGAGAAACGTTTCTTTCAGTTGATCTTGGTCTGCACTCTCGTTTTTGTCTGTCAATATCAAAGAAAGAATCTCCAGTGAGATTATGATTTCTGTGATTTTGGAAATTATCAACAAAAAATCCAGATTTGAACTTATCTAATCCTGTATTTGAATCCTTGACTGATAAATTCTTAGTATCTGTTTCTAACAGTGAAAGGGTTGTATACTCTTCAAGATTTTTAATTCTACTCTCCAGAGCACCGATATCCTTCATGGTATATCGTTTATGTGGAGTTAATTTAATCTTTGAATCTCTCTTAGCATCACAAATATATGGTTCCATATAAATGACACCAATTTCCATTGCCTCATCATTTCTGATTGGAGCCTTTGGATCCTCAGCAGGAGTTCCTGTAATTAATTCAAATGTACCATCTTTATTGAGATATAGTCTGTCAACTCTTCCCAAATAATAATCATAATCAAGAACGATTGTCTTATTTGAAACAATTGTTTCAGATGTAGTTGATGTGAATGATCTTGAATCAAAGTCAAATGGTGATTTTGTGCTTCCTGTAGAATATGGAGCAATTCTTGGACGAATGTCAATAACGTCAGCAGCTGATCTGTCAATGACATTTGGAATGTCCTTATAATTCATTCCATTATAACTGTTTACGCTTTCGACTGTTCCAACGCTTTCATTTGTTTCAAAACGATCAAAAACAATTTTAAGTTGTCTCGTTGGTTCTGCTATACCATTCTTTCTAGTGATTCTACCAAAATCTACATAATCTTCTCTGTGACCCCTATCTAATGAATATGAATCTAAAATATTAGAATCACCAATAACAATTGAACCTATTGTTCCAACAATTCCGGAAGTCATCATAGTGAACGATTCATTCACTTCAAATAATTTTTGGTTCTCATAGACAAACTCTACTTTTGATGCACTAGAAACAGTAGCAACCCTTGCTACCGCTCCAGATGATGCACCTACAATCTGCTCTCCAACTACAATATTTCCAGTGAATGTAGCGGATTGACTTGATACGGTGAATGATGGGAGAGTTGCTTCACCATTTCCATTTGATTGGAAAACACCAAGAACTCTTTTA